TCTTCTTGACTGATCCGGCAAGACGCTCCATTGCATCAGCACTACCACCTGCTGGACGATTCATCTGAGCCAACTGCAACTGCGCAGCATAAACCTTGGCACGGAAACCATCGAACATTGCGCCAGCACCAGCCAACGCCGTATTCGTTGCATCCTGCACTTTAGACATTGCAACAGCAACAGCCAATGACTTACCTGCACCAACAATGTTTCCTTGTAAACCGAAGCCAAGTGCAGCAGCATCAGCCAAAATACGCACAGTCTTGGATAGATCGTGGGTGAAGTTAAGCAGTGCAACATAGGCACCTTCAAGGACATTCACCGCAGTGATTCCAAAGTTCTCCATTGCTGCTACACCAGCAACCATCGCAGCACCAACGCCCTTCTCACCAAGAGTTTCAGCAAATGCCATCACACCAGGAATGATGTTGTCGTTGAGGAACGAGACAAAAGTTTTGAAGTATGGCAACAGAATGGTGCCAAGTTCGGTTGCAGCATCACTCAACGAAGCCTTCAAGAACTTCATCTGGTTGGCGAACCCTTCCGAGGTTCGAGCAACATCACCTTGTTGAATTGCTGTTTGTTCCAAGATCAACGCATAAGACGCTTGAACTTTTGACTTTACATCCAATGCACCTTTGCCGTCATATAATCCCATCTCCAATGCTTTTTCTTTGAGGAGAACATCAGATAGAACAACGCCATACTTCTTCAATGGTTCAGTTTCACCAGACAAACCTGAACGCAATGCACCAATCGCACTTTCAATATCCGTATTATTAAACGAAGCCAAGTCGGCTGCTAATTGAACCAATGTGACCGACATATTTGATGCTTGACCTTGACCAAGACCGAATGCTGAAATCAATGCACCGAATGTTCCAGTGGCTTCCAATGCAGCTTGCTTAGTAATACCGAACGTGCGAGCAGAAGTATCAGCAAACTCGTTGATGATACCGGCTGAATCACCGAACACGGTGTTGACCTTGGATTGTGATTCTTCCAAATTGGAAGCCATCTGAACCAACTTGAACGATGACGCTGCAACCGCACCAAAGGCTGCCGTGCCTGCAATAGCAACAGTCTTAAATGATGGCAATATAGAAGCAAGTTTGCTCCCCATCCCACCTAGATCATCGCCAACCCTTTTAATTCCTTTAAGCGCACCTTGAACATCGGAAATGAACTTGACAACAAAGGTGCGTTCGCCAGCCATGCAACAATTCTAGATGACATCCTGACTTGCCAAGCGCACGGCTTCTCGGTACTCGGCAACCATCACACGGAAATCATCTGCCATTGTTTTCCACAACGCATGACCTTCAAGGTGTGAATACTGTGTCATGGGTTTTGCAGCATCCCACCAAGCATTATCCATCTCAACACGAACAGTGCGCCTACGTCGAGGTTGAGCCGATTGGCGTGGTGACGCAGGTGTTGGGTTTGGTAGAGGTTCGTATTCAAAGTTTGTGTCAATGAATCTGCCTGATTGTTCGTGGAACTCCCAAGGTTGATCTGGTGCATGTTGTGGAAGATAGAAGATACGAGCAGGGTCTTTGGTCGCAGGGTCGCCTTGAAGGTTGAGGCGTTCATGCAGTTCACCCCATATCGCTCGCCACAATCCTGCTGGCACACGCTCAGCCATCGGCAGAACCAAGTGATAGTGAGGATCATCTAGTCGATGCGAATATGTGGAATAGGCAAGATACTCAAACCCATCAAGATTGGCATTGGCAAACGACTCACCGTCCATGTCAACCACCAACGCTTCAATGAACCGAACAGCAGTGTTGCCTCTAGTCCTACCTTGGTGATACTCAACAGGCGACCACAACGCACCATCAGACTTGTGGGCATTCTCCTCATGATGCATCAAACGCTCTTTGAGGTCATCCCAATTCGATGCGAACGGCTTCGGCTGGACAGACTTAACCGAATCAAAATAGACAACCATGAACGCCTCCCTATCTACAGGGTAGCGAAACCACAGCCAAAGTCAACTATCTAAATAACTTTCATAGAATCACTCAACAGAGGGCCGAAACCAACCGTCTCACGTTCTATCGCTTGCGCTGCTCCCTTAGCTGCCAAGCCATCCAAGACCTTTTGAATCGCTCCCAAATAGGCTTCAGCAATATCACCCTTATGTTTGCGAACAGCAGGCCAAAAGAAATAACCAGACTGCCCACGATGCCGAAGAAACTGGGTTGTCCTACCCCCACCCCTACGGAACATCTCAGTCCCAGCGCGAGACTTAGCCCCAGCCGAAGTTAGATTGCCTGAGCCATGTGAGCCTCCACCGAACTCAGCACCGAAGAACACGTCACCTCTGGTCACTGCTCGCCTTATCCTTCGACGGGTTTTGATGTTGTATGAAGAACCATACTTGCGTGAACGAGATTGGAATACAGAGTTTTCCAACAGTTTGATAGTTGGTACACGGTCACTGGTTGCGACCATACCTTTCATCACTTCCATAGCCTGACGATTACGTGTCACTGAAGCTGCTTCAAACTTGGCTGCAACGACTATCAAGTTGGCAACTTGTTTTGATGCGATACGGGCATACTTGTTGAACTCAGGATATGACTTTGAAGCAGCACGAAGATACTCGGTGATACCAAGAATCTGCACCGGTGCCGAGACTGGTGAGTCATTCTGAATGTTTGAACGGAATGTTCCTGCACGACTTGTGCCTGGGTTAATAACTGCCATGCACGAATACTACTTGCCTAGATGAATAGCTCTCCATCGAAGGTACGCCAACATTGTGAACAGCATTCGTGGTTCTTCTGCCAGCAAAACTGAAGGCGCAATCCCTGTCTCGACGGACAGGAATGCGATTACCCAGTGGGCTGACTTATCTCCAAAGGGACGATCACTGCGTCTGCGCTGTCTCCCACTTCGAGTGCTTCAATCTCATCGCACCATGATTCAAAGTCCAACCCAGTTTTCTTCAACCGTTTCTCTGCATGCCATCCAAGGTATGCAAGATCGGTCAATGTGAGTTCAGCTTCAAACTTGGCAACACTGCGATTATATTTGTTTTCAAACGCAATAAAGTCTGGGAACGCAGCCATGATTGTTCGTTGCTTGCCATCTAATGCACTAGTCAAACTGAGTGCTATTTTCATTCTCTACCTCCGCAGGTAAGGGATTGGATTACTAAAGAACTATGCGCCAGTGCCTGTCTTGGTGATTGCACCAGAGATTGGATACGTGATTGAGACGGTGGCCAGGTCACCTATGGCACCATTTACGGGTGTCCATGAAGTAGGTAGCGCCGAAAACGCATACGAAGGATTACTAGACGAAGCAGCAGCAGTGCCGTTTGGCTTCACTGTCATCGGTACAGCAGTACCAGCAGAGAACGCATCCCAGAACAACTTCTCAATCGTTGGGTAGTCCTGTTGCAACTCAATCGTGACCGAGGAGTCAATCATTCCCTGGATTCGAGTCATCGCTGACGACCCCATCGCCGAAGTCATTACTTCAGCAGCTGTCGTTGACAGAGTGATGCTTGTGACGTATCCCGAAATATCGGTGTTGGCAGTACCGAAGGTGACTGCCACGTTTGTAAGAACTTGCTTTGCCATGATTCTGCTCCTGCCTATCGGCGTTCGAGTTGATGTCTGCTCGGCTGAGCCGATGCGATAACACTACACGCATTAAGCAACACTCGGCAAGGGGTCAGGCGTACACCGTGACAACGAAGTCAATCGCCAAATATATTGCATCATTTGCTTCAAGGGTAGAGATGTTATTCGCTGACTCAACAATCAAATCCTGCACCACACCACCCAAGGTACGATCCGACTCAATCGCCTGACGAATAGAAGTAGCACCCTTATATGACAGGTATCCATCCAACAGATTTTGTGCAGTGCGCTCAGCCGAACGACCCACCACAACACTGATCGTGAACCTGTGGGTAATCAAACCCCCACCCATAGCCCCGTTGTATTGGATCGAATCCAGCAACGGCCAAGCAAACGGGGTATTCACATTGTCTGGCTGGTAGGCGTAAGCGCGAAGCCCTGACACAGTTGATAGGTTCGCTGCCAAACCAGTTTTGATTTGGGAGACAGTAGTTACTGAACTCATGCGAACAGACGCATGCGCCGGTACGGCTCGACGAGCTGTGCCACGTCAGGATCAAGCGCACGGCTCACCCTGATAGCACCCATGTCACCGAATCCTGCGACACCCAATGGACTGTCGTATCGTTTGAACAGACGTGATGCCTGAATGATTGTTGCCTGGGTTACTGGTTCAGGGACATACGGCCAACCGAAGTTTGCTGTCACCTTCACCAATGCTTGAGAACCATAGTTGGCATTCACAGTTGGGAACAGGTAATCACCTACTGCACGAATCTTGTCAAACGCCCAAGTGATGCCATCAAGATCGCCGTTCAAAGGTTCTAACTGATAATCGGTCACAGCCCAAGTTGTATCAAATATGCCGTCAGCGTTTGTGGAAGTTTGCAAAGTGAGCGCAGTTCCGGACATGTCATCTATTGAGCAAAAGAACGAATCCTCAGCTTGAAACACCCGAGAAGTTGCAGAGCCAACAACCCAGAACTTACGATTGCAATATCCGTCAATCAGACGTGATGCAGCTCCAGCGCAGTTGTCAATTAGTTCGTCATCAATCGTGTCAGCCGTACCAATGCGCAACGCTGCTTTGATTTGGTTGCGTGTCGAATAGCCGTTGGTGATTGCCATAGTGATCCGATTCTAGTTGATTGATGCTGCTCCACGATACGCAGTACCTTCCAAACTGTAGTTGATAAATGGATTCAAAGAATAGACCTGACATCCATACATCTCAAACAGGCGTTGCTTCATGTCTCGAAGGTGCATCTCATACAACCCCCAAGGAGTATCCCCCTTCACATACCCTTCGACCCGTTCAGCACCACCCAACTCACCACAATCAGCACCGACCAACACAATGAACTTCGCACCCATATACGCAGCCAAGTGCATTGCACCATGAATCCCAGATGACCCGATGACCAGCGAGTTATCAAGCGTCGGCCAGTCCTTGCCGGCAGGGTCAAACGATCCGCCAGGACGACCAGTGGTGGTTGGAAACGTGACAACCTTTGGCATGAAACCTAAGAACTCTGCGTCGGTGCCATGCTCGCGCAACGGTGTGAACACAGCCACCGTCTCATCTAACTGCGCTTCTGATACAGCGTCAGCGTGATAGTGGCTGAACACGTAATACTTGCTCAAACCAAACACAGAACCACAGAAGTTTGTTGCCACACAAATCTTATCATCAAAGAAACTCGGTGCCAGATAGTTCAGCGTTGCACCAGACCCAAACACATACACAGTCTCACCATCATGCACACCTTTGAAATCTTCTAATCCCACCCCAAGTCCCTTCGACGCTTCAAATCCCAATGACCAGCATCAGGAACCCCAGACTGCCAACGCAACTGATGCAACTCCTGATTTGATTGGAAACTCTTGCTGTTCTTCCCAGCCAAAGATTCATCCGACCTAATCGTCGAAGAATTGTCATGCACAATCCTTGCCTGCGAAACCTTCACCTCAACATTGATCCGACGCGCACGTTCCTCAAAATCGTTGTCCTCAAAATATGCAGGCACATAACATTCCGAGAACAACCCAACACGCTCAACCACACCAGCACCCACCCACGCACACGACCAACCAGGCATCCCAGTCGTCAAGGTAATTGCATCAGGTTCACAGTCCTTGTGGAACACTTCTAGTTGACCTGGTTCAAAGAACGCATCAGAGTTCAACAGAATCCAGCCGTCAGCCCGAGGTGTTGCTTTGATACCAAGATTCCATGAAGGTGCCACACCAAGGTTCGTTGGCATCCTCCACAGGTACCAGTTTTGAATGTGTTGCCAAGGCGCAGTCCAAGCCAACAGGTCAGCGTCATACCCATCGCCGTTGTCAACGATGATGAGCTGCTCGACGGGATAGTCAATCGAGCGGATCGCCCGTTCTAGTAAGTCATACCTGTTCAGGACGGGGATGATGATGCACGGCACCATTCAGCAAGTCCCTTCATCACAGGCT